ACCCCATATTTTTTTAGGATTTTATGTGCAATTTTTAATAATAATTTCCGCAATTTTATCACTCTTTCCATGTTTTATTAAAATATCAATATCGCGGAGTTTTGCGCCTTGCACTGTCGGGAGTCGAACCCGGCAGTTCAGGGACTCGGACCCCTCTGCACTCCGCTGAATGCCCGGCACCCCTAGAACTTACGTTGCCGATTGCTATGCCGGCGCCGCTGCATCCTGCCCCGCTTCGGCTCCTGCCTCCCGCAGCGTCTCCGGTATGTACGGCTCTGGCAGCGGCATCCACGCAATCACCTCACACAGATTCCCCATGCCTACCCAGTGGTCGGTGTACTCGTATACCCGGTATGCCCTCCATCCATCCTCCGCATAATTGTGCCTTATATATGTCAGCACCTCATTGCCTGAATCCGGCAACCGCTCTGCTACCGGAATCCATCTCATACGCTTCGTTAATTCCGATACTTCCTGGCATTTTTTAAGATAAAGCTCGTCTACTTTGGGAGCAATATTTTCATAATCTCTTAATTTTCTGGTTATATCTTGTAAGATACATCCGCAGTCTGCATCATCATAGTGCACCCACCTCTCAGCGATATCAAAAATATTGTAGGCTCCCTCCGGATCTGCTGGAACTCTATATAATATCTGCTCCCAATCTTCGACACCAAAGTCAGCCTCATGTGTTAATCTTTCCATAAGTTCCTCCTCACTTTAAACTCCACCATGATTTCTGGTTCTTTCCGTACCCAGTTGCATATATTTTTACATCCATCTTAGCCTTGGCTTTCATGAGCTCAGACCGTTTAATCCCATCATCATCCGCCCGCTGCATAAGCTCAACCGCACTTACCTGGCCACCTTTCAATATTTCACGAAGGAATAATTCTGCCCGCTCAGATTCTGTCTGGCCAAGGCCGTCCACCACATCCTTAATCCTGGCTGTCTGCACTGTATTGGCCTGGAGCTTATTGTATATGGCCTGTTGCGCATCTGCCAATTCTGATATTTGAGTCTTGATGGATTGAAGCTCCTTAAATATGTTTTCAAGTATCTTCACCTCCCCTCCGGATGTAATCTGGGTCTTTTCGATTCTTTCCGGATCTATCTCCAACTTTTCACATATCAGGTCCCGGACTGGCTCTGGTACCATATTGTTTTTCCGCAGGCTGCATATATAATTTCTGGAACGTCCTATGGAGTAACCAAACTTCTCCATGGTCATACCCTTAGCCTGTATCATCAAAATAAGCTTGTCTACATCAATCTCCACTCTGTTCAATTCCAACATCTCCCCCTTCATGCGCTGCATATAGCATCTTATATGCTTCCAGCGCCATCATATGTTTGGTGTAATTATATGGATTTTTCTCTATCCGTTCCGGTCCCATCCGGTCCAATTCCTCCTCCTCAAATTTAATCATGCTCCGAAGAATGGACCCATCGTAAGCTTCTACGGGTTTAGGTTTCTTTGGCGGATACATAACCGTGTATTCAGCCTTTAGCCGGTCAAGTTCCACAAACATAATAGTTTGATTAGCCTCTTTAAATCTAACGTAACAAAAACCATCATAGTTGGCCTTATAAGTACTCCCCATGGCCTGGAACTCAATTGAGATTATCTGATTTGCAATCGTAAAGCTTTCTTCCTTATGCAACTTTTTAAGATATTCTTTAATAATTTGTGACCGTTCCCAGCCATAGGCACCATCAACTGTTTCCTTGCTTTTTAGGGAATATACAGGCACTCCTCCGATTGTCTCCAGGGTTCCATAATCCTTGGCTTTCTCAGGTTCTTCCGGTCTATGTAACGAGCTGTTACACTCCCACTCACAATTCCCATGCTTGGCACATTCCCAACAACATTTGTGTCCGCAATCCTCACCCGTACCAGGGATAAGCTTATGGGACTCCTCCAGGGTACATTTAAATTCCGGTCGGTGAATGCACTTCCCGGACTTCTCTGGTAAGCTACCAGCCTCCCCGCTCTTTTCTGCGTCTTGCGTTACTGCTGACTGCGGTTCTGTTATCAGCTCTTTTTGTTGCGATATCGCAACGGGTTGTTCCCGCTCCGGTTGTGCTGGCTCTGGCAAGAGGTCCTCCGCGGATATCGTATAGGTCTGCTTCTCTGGCTGACTAGATTGCATCTCTGCCCTGGCCTGAACCGATGCGGCCACATCTTTCGGATCCACGCCTGGGAAATCCGTCAGCTCAATCTGGCCAGGCATCTCAATGTACGGTATCTCTTTGGGCTTTCTCATTTCCCTGATTTGTACCACAGTCATATCAGGGGTGACCTGTTCAAGCTGCTCCGCATCCAGGCTTAACATTTCCTGGAGCTGAGACTTGTTAAAATCCTTGTATTTTTCATCCAGGATTGGGCTATTCCCATCCACGGAAAACTTGTCATTACGTGACATATACCGGGATGTTGTCGAAGTGCTGAATCCGAACCGGTCCTTTGCATATTCATATACATCTTTAAATCCGGCCTCTTGATATAGCTCTTTTGTGTAAACGCATTTGAGGTAATAGCCTATTGCAATAACACTCCTGGCCGCTGACTTAAGATTAGCACGTATGTAGATTTCTGCATCTTCCAGGCTGACTCCCTCATACCATTTTCGTGCTGTCGGGGCCGTTTCCTTCACGGCGCTGGTTTCCAGTTCTTCCATTGTCTTTCCTCCCCTCAACCTTTATATATCTATACCCAGGAACTGTTATGGTCCTGGGGCATTCGTCAATGTAATTTATCAATCCTGCTTCCCGCATATCCCTCATGTGATTGAATATCGTTGATGTGGATGTATAACCCACCCCGTCTGCACTTTCTCTATTGGTGGGAGGGTAGCCACATTCCAGCAGGTAGCCTGTCACAAAATTAAGTATCTTCTGATGGATTTCCTTCATTCCCTTCTCCTTCCCCTGCCCATTCCTTTACCCGTTGTAATACCAGAGCATCATAGTCAACATTCCGTTGGTCAAAATTATGGAATTGGTTTCTCTGATTTGCAGTGCTGTCTTTGACTGGCCGTTTCTTTTTCAACGGATATACCCCCGTCCAATGGTTCATGATGCTTTGGTCAAGGATTGCAATACGTTCCTCGACATCACACCCTATTTGTCCCAGTTCTTTCTTTATCAGTTCCGCACCATCAGCTGTCAACGGCTTATTGATGTCTCTCCGGAACCCCACAAACCGGGCAAAGGACGCATCCAGTCTTTCCTCCGGGGGAATATCCGCCTCTCCTTTATATAAGTTTTCTTTTTCTTTTATTTCTTTTCTTTTTACCTGCATTTCCTCCGAAGATTTACTTATTTCCTCCGCGGAAATGCTGTTTTCCTCGGAATCAATTGGAAAAATGGGTGTATTTAATAAAGGTTCCCCGTTTTCATCAAGTAACCAGTATTGCGTACTATAGAGCCGTCTTTTCAGTAGCTTCACAGCTATCATGTGATAGCGTTTTTGAATCCCAACAGAGGTGATAATATTCTGCAGCATGAGGTCTTTATCAAAAAGTCCTAAATCAGCACAGTAATCTATCACTTGCACAACGGCCTTTTGGCTTTTAATCCACTTGTTTCCAATCTTTCGGATGACCATTTTTGATAGCTTGTCTTTAGATAGATTCGCATAATAGCCATTTGAGTAAACGATTGTCAGTATACAATCATATACGGTGACTCCCAGTGGGCCATATTCGTCCAGCAAATCAAATATCTTATCATCCTCATAGAAATTAACAACCTTCGGGAAGTAGTCCAGGTCCTTCCTGCAGTCCCTACCCAGGAAAACCACCACCTTCCACTTTAAAGGACGGGGCGGCGGTCAGAAAGCAATGGTTTGCCGCCCCGTAAACACCTCCGGCATTTAATACCGTGACATATTATATTGGCCTGGAGGATAAAACATTGATTTATCCGATGATTGTGATTCGCTTGCTGATTGCCTCAGGCATATTCATCAAGGCATCCGTCAAATATCTCTTGATATTAGAAACTGCCTCGTTCTTCCAGATTCCGCCTTCAGCTTCAATCAGTTTAAAAATCGGCATGTCATTATTCTCACCAATTCTGAAAACAAACTTACTGGCTGGCTGACCAACCTCCTGGAAAGTCCTATAAGGAATCAGCTCCACCGGGTTTGGTACGATGGCTGCCGCCTTTGTTGCCACTCCCACAGTCATAGTAGCAACCTGTGTCCGGCCGTCATCCGAAAAGCTCTGGTCATTCTTCTTTTCAATATTCCCAGCCAGTTTCATAACTGCCTCCAGGTCCGTACTGTACTGGAAGTTTGCCTGCAGGGATATCATGAAATTCTCCTGGTCGTACCATTTGTCAAACCGATACTCGGATGTCTCAGCCTCAGTCTCAAACAGGCACTCCCTCCTACGCTCCGTATCCAATTCAGATATCAGCTTAACCTTCGTGGGGCTCACGATATGTATAATCATATCGCCATCCGGGAATTCCCGGCTACAGCTGCCGATGTAGTCTACAAGGGACGACAAGGTTGTGGCAGTGATGGAATCTGCCATTTCCTGTGCATCATACCGTTTCAGGCTCTTGTTGGCATAAGTCTTTCCACATATCTCAATGACCTCAGTTTTTTCGTTCTCCCGTGCCAGTTCCTCCACATGCTCCAATGCTGCTTTTAATCCTTCCATCATCTTTCCTATCTCCTTTTCTTTTTATTGGTTAGCCGCTGCCCTTAAATCAATCGGGCCTTTGCGGGGTTCCTCGTAAATTTCTCCCGTTTCCGGGTCAAATGTCTGCGCCGGCTTCCGTACTTCTGTATAGGCCGCAGCTGGCGCCGCTGCAACAGATGTTACCTGGGGACGGTCGCTTCCATACTCGGACATCTCAATCCGGCCCGTATTGAGATCCTGGCCCACCAGGAATACCGTTTCTGATTTCTGGAATCCGGCCAGCTTGGTCTTGACCTCAAATTCAATGTCTATGGTTCCCCTGCTCCCTGGCTTGAACTTTAAATTAATCGTCATTCCGCGCGCCGCCGCAGGATCCATGTTTGGGTCCAGGATGTTCCGGCCTATCTGGGCCA